TTCTAATGCTCCGGCAATATAGGGGGCATAAATAGCTAGCGCAACAAATAGTGCTAGTCTAACAACATCTTTTCCAGGAATAGCTCTGTATTCGACAACATCTGTGTCTTTAAGGACAAAAGTATCCCACCGCTCTACTGTAATAGGGCGACCGTTTACAAGTATAGCTGCATAGGATTTTAATTCTGGTGCAACTTTCCACTCATCAACTACAAAAGTGTGTAGTTGCTGTAGAGTAGTACCAGGAGTTATTGGTAGTGTATATCGTTCAGTTTTTAGGGGATGTGGAACGGTATTTAGTATAACATTTTTGCTAGAATTATACTTAAAATATCCAACTATACGCTTACGCCATAGGACGCTATCAATAGACTCAACAACACTAGTAGAATTTTCACTAATATGAATAAATTGTTTATCGTTTATAGCTACAGCAATATGGGATTCGCTTCCAAGTAGCTTAAATAAAATAACTGCGCCTGATTCAAGCGCAGTTATTTCGTCCCAACCTTCACGATATTGAGCAATTAATTCTTCTAGCCTAGATGTATCATCTGTTGTTGTATAGTCATCAACAAAACTAGGTAATGTTATATTAAACTCATTTTTGTAAATAAGTCTAACCAATCCCCAACAATCTACACCATTAAAATCTCTACCACGTTCCTTAAAAGGAATTCCAATATATTTATTTGACCACATTAGAATAATCCTGGAAAATATGCTGGAGTAAAATTATGAAGCGGAAAAGGTTCACGTTCATAATTTATCATAGTTAATTCGGCAGAAACTTGATCTTTATTATAAGTAAAATTACTTATGTAAAAATCGTTAAAAGTAGCCTCTGCATCAGCATTAACATTAAACAATGCATTACCTGGCTCTACATATTTAGATAGTAATAAATCTAACTTTATTTTTGGAGGGCCAGTAATAGTTCTAACAATAGGTACCACATATCTAGTTACGTCAAACATAGTAATAGAACATTTAGGTGCTTGACCTTGTTCTTCAGTAGGCAAACTGATTTCCATAGGCAAAAAAGTATAATCGCTGCCTTTCCAAGTAATACCATATATAACTTCTTCAGCAGTTTCACTAATACGTTTAGTGAAACTGTCACAAAGTCTTAGTACAACATTGTTTACATTATCAGGATCATAAATAGTTACAGTAGTAATTAAATTAGTATCTGTTTCTGGAGAAAATATTGCTTTTAATGCCTCTGGAGACATTGATGTTAATCTGCTCATGGTAATACTTCTAACTGTAGTGATACTGTCCAATATCCTGGGGCAAGATAGCTTGTAGTAAACAAGCTATCTCCTTGAGGAATTATTCTAACTTCTTCGATAGTGTTGGTTCTAGGGTGTGGAAAACCAAAGCGTATAGTTCCTCTAATTGTATTTTCTACAAAGTTTTTTAGTGTAGCTACTTCAGCATTAGTCATAATAAAACTAAGACTTAATTGACTAGGACGCTTACCTAAATATCTCATTTTGGCAGGGCCTTTATCCATACTAGTTCTTTGGATAAGTGCTCCATGATTTTCACTAAAACCTTTTTGAGGTACTTGTGGTAAACTTAATGCTGTCCACGAGTATGTATAGGCCATACTATCTCCTTACTAATGCTGGGCTTAATCCATAATTACCCCGCAAAGAATTTTGCATAGGGCTTCCAGGTTGAGCCATATTTCCTGCTACCATTTCGCTAATAATTACATCAAAGCTACGGTTACCTCTACTATCTACTGTTTCCTTAGCTTCAACATTGGCTTGAGTATTATTGTAGATATTAATTTCTGTTTTTCCACCAGTTGCTCGTACGCCAAATGAACCGTTACTAGTTTTAACAGCTGGCATAACAAATTCAGGACCAGCTTCTCCAGCTACAGCCATTCTGCTGCCACCACTATGTGCAAATAGAGTAGGACTATTTAATAAACCACCTTTTGCATACTTATCCATACCTGCAAACATTGCGCTAGAACTAGTAAATAGTGCTCCTTTTGCTGCTGCTCCTGGTAAATAAAATGGTGTTGAGGTTGCAGCTGCAGTCGTACCTGTTGCTGCAATAGCACTGGGGAAAAATCTTGACATTAAAGATTGCTTTAATGGTTCCATAAGAGTAAGCTGTAATTGCAACTTTAATAATCCAGCTAGTGCTTCATATATAAAATCTTTAAAAGCCGTTTTACTACCTTTAGCAAAATTAACAATAGCATCTGTTAAACTGTCTACTGTTCCTTTTAAAAGATCTCTATATTTTTCCTGAGAACTGGACAATTCATTATTTAGATCAATTAATTTTAATTTACTAGCTTCACCTTCTGTGGCTGCGGCTAGTTCTGCTTTTCTTACAGACTCTATTCCGTCTCTAGCTATTTTATAACCTTCTTCAGTTAATCTAGGATCTTTGTCATACCGACGTTTTTCTAGTGCTGCTAATTTAGCATCTGCGTCTCTATTTATTCTTAGCCTATCGCGTTCTGTTTCTAGCTGTACTTTTCTAATAGCTTCTGATTTTTTAAGCAATTGATATTCATTGTCTAACAAAAGCCCTCTATCGTGTAATATTTGTGATATTTGACTTTCAGTATCTAATCTTTCACTTCTCAGCGAATATTGAATATCATCAAGTTTATTGTTTGTTTCAATCACTCCTTGGGAAACTTCATAATTTATATCTTTTAATCTATTAGTTTGTACAATACTTAAATCTAGTTCCTTATTACCTTTTCTTCGCTCAGCATTTTGTTTTGCTAGAGAAATTTCAGTATTTAAGTTAGATTGTGCGATACCAGCTTGTTCCATTTGTTGACTGGTAAGTTTACCTTTAAATGCTTCGTCAATTCGTGCTTGTGCATTTTTGCGTCTTATTTCAATATCCTCAAGTTCTTTTTCATAGTCACGAATTATTTTTGCTTTAGATGCACTATCTTCAATAATAGCTCTTTCCTCAGCAAACAAATCTTTTAAGGTACTTTCTGTTTTAGTACGCTCATCAGCTAAATCTTGCCCTTGTCTAGTTAATTCATTAATGCGTTTTGTTAAATTTAATTCTGCATCTAGTCTGGCTAAACGGCCTTCGCTTGATTCAATTTGTGCTTGTTGTCTAAGAACATTTCGTTGTTGGCGACCACCTGCTTGATTACTAGCAAATTCTTGTAATGCACTAGCTATTCCTGGGCTTGCTCCAGTACTACGTATCAAATCCATAATATTGACGCCAGGCCGCTTTGCTAATTCTTTGTATGCTTGTGACTCACCTTGTGCTTCTTTAAGATATTTTTCAAATTGCTGAATATTTTGCTGTAAAACCGTTATAACAGGCCCAAAAGCATTAGTTCTTGCAGCAACCGATGCTTTAGGGTCGCCTGGTTCTCCTCCTGCGGCTATATTAAGTATATCCATTTTTGATCTAGCTTCATTAATACTGCGTTCGTATTCTAAAGCTCGTCTCTGTGCGTCGGATTCTTTAATTGTAGCAATTAACTGTAAGTTTGTATCAATTAAATTAATTTGAGTATTAATTTCCTGTACTTTTAGTTGTGCTACACGTTCTGCGGCCTCAGGTAAAAATTCTGTAATTTTTGAAAGACTATATTGTTGATATTGTGTAGCACCTTTAGCAAGCGTAGCTTGAATAATATTTGAAAAGTACTGAGTATATTTACCTATAGTTTGTGGTATGCTTTGAATAAATTTATCCGCCTCAGCTCTAATACCTTGCTGATATTTTTGGGCTTTAACGGATTCATCTAATATTCTGCCAGTTAAATCTTGCATTTCATTACGTAAATCTTGAGCCTTTTGACTACTAGCAAACGGCCCGTCAGTTCCTAATTCAGCAAGTTTCTCTCCTGCTATACTGCGTTTCTTTATTAGATCATCTCTAATTTTCGAACTATTACCAAGATCAGTATTTAATTGTCTAATTGACATTGCTGCTTGCTGTAATTCTTGCTGTTGTTCACCACTAAAAAATGGTATAGAATTCATTTTATCAAGTAGTTGTAGTATTCCGCCTAAATTTTGCTCTATATTTGGGCTAGCTATTAATTTTGAAAAATCACCTAGACTTTTTGTAGCATCAATAACAAATCTTGTAAGGGGATCATTTATTGCATATTGCTGCATAAATCTTTGAAAAGACTCGTCTGTTTTCTTTAAGCTCTCAGTAAAGTTCTCTTGTTCTCGCTGTGCAACTTTTAATCGATCAGCGTATTCCTGCCATGCATCAGATAAATAGGTAATAACTTTACTATTTGGACTTAATTTTTTAAGAGCAACTACTACTTTATCTATATTTTGTGAAGGATCTTCAACCCCTAGAATTCTCCCATATTTAGCTAGCGTATCTAAACCCATTGAAGTTCTAGACAATGCGTCTATTTGTTGAACTATAGAGCTAGAAATATTTGTCATGGCTCGTTGGTCTATGCCCTGACCTACTACCATTTTTAGACCTTCCCAGATTTTTTCAAAAATATTTCCGCGATTGTCTAACTCGCTATAAGCATCGCTAGCAGCTTTACGCATATTTTTTAAACTATCGGCTAATCCATTAACAGCATTTGCTTGTGCACTTATTGAGGCGCTTTCAAATATTCTGCTAGGAGCTTTGTCAAATATTGCATTAACAGTGTCTTTTAAATTTTTAATACTAGCTAAGTTATCGTCTATTGTTTTATCAAATTTATCTAGGGCTTCTGTAGCTTTGGCAAAATAACTATATAAACCACCAATAGTAGTACCTACAATTGCAATAATTTGAGCCCAGGTACCAAGAAATCCAACTGCACTGGCTAATGCTTGCGTAACTATTTTTATACTACCAACCAAACGAGTTGTTCCTGCTCTAAAAGCACTCATTTTATCAACAGTATACTCAAAAGTATTTCCTGTTTCTTTACCTGCGTCGTCTAATTCTTTAATAATTTTAACTTGCGGACCACTTCTAGCTTTTGCTATATCGTCATTCAATTGCTTCCAAGCTGCTCTAACACCTAGTAAACTTGTGGTTGCGGCCGCATTAGAAGTAATTTCTGCACTTCTAGCTCTTTGATTCTCTTGCTGTACTTGATAAAATAAACGTCCAGTTGTTGTTAGTAAACTTTGCTGACTATTATAGTATTTTTCCGCTGCCTGTCTACCGGCTTCATAATTTTGTGCTTCTTTATCATATTCCCGTTTAGCATCTGCTAATTCTCTATATAATCCCGCAACTTTTGTTTGACGTTTTCCTAATTGATCAAGTGTTGCTAAATCTGTAGCTGTAATTTCGGCTACAGACTTTTGTAAAATACCTTGTACTACTGTTTGACCTTCTTTAGATCTACTAGCTTTAGCAATGCGTTCTGCTCTATCTTTTGCTAATGCCTCTAACCGCTGTGTGGTTGCTTCCCAACGCATACTTTCTGCTTCTGCACCAGCATCTGCAGCAGCTTTTCTTAAACTAACCTCTCGCTTTAACACTTTTTCAACCATTAAAGCGCGTTTAGTAGCAGCTTCTACAGCTTCTTTAGCACTATCTCTCATTGCTTGATTAAAGTTAGCTATTGCTGGTAATGCTTGTTTTGTTAGTGAAATAGCAATACCAGCTAATATAGCTGCTAGTGCGGTTGGGCTCTCACTAAGTAGTTTAATTAAAGGAGTTAATGTTTTATTTATTAACTCTAATCCAGCTTGTGCTACATCTTTTAAGGTAGCTAATAACTTGCTATAAGGATTTGCTTCTAGTTTTATTGAGCTAAATTTATCTAAGCCTTCTTTAATAACTGCATTAGCAAATGCTTGACGACGTTCAAAATCTGTTAGCTGACTAGCACTTTTGCCTATGCTAAGTGCATACTTTTCTGTAGCGGGACCAATTTTTGTAAATAATCCAAGTTCGTCTAATAATTCTGGCTCTAATTTAACTATACCACGTGTTAAACGAGTTATACTATCTACAACATCTCTGCCAAGTGCTTGTGATACATTTTTAGCTACTAATCCTACGTCTTGTAGTTGTTGTGCACTTAATCCAGCACTAGTTGCCATAGCCGTAGCTTCCATTGCTTCACGCATACTAATAGCATAGTCTGTAGTAGCAACTAAATTTTTACTAATATTTACAAGTGCTATGCCACTTTGTGCACCTAGTTGCTCCATACCACGTACCATGTTTGTAGTATCCATAGCCTTACTAAGCTGCTGAAATGCGGCTGTTACAGCAAATATATTAGCAGCAAATGTAGCATACAATCTAACTAAACCGCCAAGGCCTTGTGCTTCTTTGGCAAAATCGCGACCAGACGCACCCGTGCCCATAGCAAGCGCACGTGTGGCTCCATAATCTACAGATTCTTGTTTATAAGCAGCACGTCTTGACTGCTGCATTAATTTTTCTGAACGACTTAACTCATTGTTATACTCTTTGGCATCTTTAGTACGCTGTTGCATACTTTTGCTTTTATCGAGTACCTTTAAGTCATATTCTAATGTTTTTCCGGCCATAACTACTCCAGTGGAGTTAAATTTCCAACACTGCCAAATTGTTAGTTCAATTATAACACTAAAGCTAGTGTATGTCAAACCAAAATATTTTGAGTAATAAAAAACCCGCTAGGTTTTAGCGGGTTTTTCTTGTTTTTGATTTTGCCTAATATATTCAATACGCACACTATCTAATAGGTGTATAATTTGTAAATAAAATCTTTTATCTAAACTGTCTACTTCATATACGTCAAACAGGTCTAGGATACCATTTAAATTTTTACCTAAATAATTTCCACCTATAAATTCCCACTCGTCGCGTAAGATTCCGTATATGCTAAGTAGCAGCTGTACTTCTGGATAGAAGTCAGTTATTTCAACAGGTAATTCATCTTCGTTTGGCTCAGTACCCATTTGCTCGCACATTTCATAGTACTGCTCCTTGGTCATGCCTAAACTACCATTAGCCAAGTAACTTTTAAATTTAGCCTGTATTTCTTCTAGCTGTTCTTGCTGAAGTTTCCCAGGTCATTTACCCTGTCACTAACAAAATTGTCAAAATCGCTGCTTGATTTCATTAGTAGGAGTGCGTTATCTTTGGAAAAACCAAGTTCGTCGTCTGGATCAAACTGTGATACATCAACAGGTGCTAATAGATTAATATACTTAAACTTTAATCCTGTCCAACCCTTAATAGCTGCATCGCAGTATAGTTCTAAGAATAAATCTTCATTAAATTCTTCTGTGGTTTGACGACCCTTAAATATAGTTTTAGTTGCGCGCTTTCTAAGATTAATTAGTGTTTCACGGCTTACATAACTCAACTCTAATTTAAAATCTGGAAAACCAGGGTACTCAACTGTAACTGTTTTACTTGGTACTAATAGTGATTTTAGGCTAATATCCTGTGCCATGTGTTTCCTGCGTTATAAATATAATTACTCGAAAATTTGGTGCCGGTTTACGCCGGCACCTGCTGTACTATTAAACTGCTACACAGTTATAAGTAACCTTAAGTTCGTTGTCTTTTTCAATGTCGAAAGTATTGGTAGTAGTATTATAACCTTGTGCTGTAAAGTTAATAGTTGTACTAATAACTTGTTCAGTATTAACAGTAGGAATTTGCAACACTGCTGCTGGTACATAGAACTTAACATAAGTACCGCTAGTGCCGCCCATGTCGAATTCAATAGCAAAGCTAGGCTCAACATCTGTACTACTACTGGCTAATAAATCCTCTAGTAGTTGTCCACTTGTTTTGCTACTAGCTGCTGTGCCACTCTTTAAGTAAGCATTGAATGTACCCGTTACACTGCGTGTACCTGTGTAATAAGTAATTGGGATATTTACTTGACCTAGGTTAGCTGGTGTAATATACGTAATATTATTTGCTAGTGTAATTGATCCACCTGTAATAGCGAATTTATAATCATCAGTTGTTCCTGCAATAGTATCATCTAGTGCAAGTACACTTAATTTATTAGTAATATATCTGCCATCTACATTTTTAGCCATAGATTTATTAGTGCTTGCTCCGGCCGCCTCATGCACGACTACCTCTCTAACTTTTGCTGTGGCATCACCTGTTATAGCTGTTCCGCTGTGAACAAAAAGCTCATTAACAGCAGGTGAGGCATCTGCACCAGCTGCAGTCCAGCCAG